AGCCGCAGGCGCGGCAATCGGTAGCATTATTCCTGGTCTTGGTACTGCGGTAGGTGCCTTGGTAGGCGCAGGAGTTGGAGGCATTGCAGGTTGGATAAAGGGAAACAAGGTCAAGAAAGAGTATCAGGACAATGTGGAGGAGATGCAGAAAGAAGCTGAAAAAGCTCAAAAGGTATTCGATGCCACTGGATTATCAATCGACAAAGTAAGATTTGCGAATGATGATTTGAACGATGCAATGAATGACAGTTCCGTAACCGCAGAACAGCTTGCATCATACATCCAGGAGGATGTTGCAAAGGTCGGAAAAGAGGCTTTCGGTAACATAAAGTTATCGCTTAGTGAAATTAAAGACCTTGCGAACAAAATCACGTTTGCTGATATGGGCGATGGAATTACAAAGTTCAATGAGGCAACGGAGAGCGCAAAAGAATCCTTATCATCTTTGGAGAGTTCTGTTTCCACGATGAAAAAGGAAAACTGGAAAGTTGGTCTGGGTATGCAGTTATCCGAAACGGATGTGGATGATTACAAAACATCCATTGATAATTTTGTGAAGTCGGCGCAGGACTACATCGAAAACAGCCATTACGAGGCTACAGTTGCCCTAGAATTGCTTACAAACGGCGAGGGCAGCACAGAGGGGCTTGACAGTATGTATAACAACATGAAATCCCAGATAGAAGAACTATCGGGAAAATTGAGTGATACAGTGAACATTGCTCTGGAAGATGGAGTTATCACGCTGGATGAATCGAAAGAAATCACAAATCTGCAAGAACAGATTACAGAAATTACAGAGAAAGTATCAAAAGCGCAGGAGGATGCATCGTTCCAGACCTTGAAAATCAAGTACGGAAATGGTGCAAGTCTTGATATTGATTCATTCAATCAGTTGCAGGAGGAGTTGCAGGCACAGGTAAGTTCTTTCAAAGAAACTTATGATAATGCGCTTACAGTAACCCTCACAAACCTTAATTTGCAGTTATCCGAGGGAGCTATCACGCAGGAGCAGTACGATGCGGCTGTACAGCAGGCTACCGATGGATATTACGCAAACATCAACGATATGGAGGTGAGAGTATCAAGTTTCAATCTGGATACGATAGCAGAGGCTTGGAATGATGAGCTTGCCGGTATTATGCCGGATATGGAGGGTAGCGTTTCTGAAAAATTGAACGCTGCTTTACAGACTGCATTATCAGAAAAACCGGATATATCAAGCTGGACCCAGGAGGATATGATGGGATGGCTTGGACTTGATGATATGACAATAGACACATCAGCTTTTGAAAATATCTATCAGGAGTTGGTGGCAACAGCAGAAAATATGGCACCGACAGCTAAAGAGGAAATCGTGCAAAGTCTGAAAGAATCCATCCCAACGATGGAGGAAGTCATGGCAGAGTACGGTCCAATTTCCAATGAGGCATACGAATCCATAGTAGAGCAATACAAAGAAGCGATGAACAGCTCTTTCGAGAGCGCAGATTTTTCTAGTATTGGCACAACATTAAGCACGAAAATGAGTGATTCGATTTTGAATACTGATACGTCAGCATTCTCAACAGCATTTGCGGAGCTTGGAACGAAATCTGGAACCGATGCGGCAACAGCTTTCCAGGCTGCGGATTACTCCGGTGTAGGTGCGGCTGTTGGAAGTGGAATCAGCAGTGCTATTACAAATGCTGATATGGCACAGATTAACAGTGCGGTAGATGCACTGAAATCAAATACGGATAGTTCCGTAAACAGTGCGTTTGGCGCAGGCGTTTCTACAACAATGCCGGTAAGCGTAACCCTGGACTATTCACTTGTGAATCCGACAAAGACGTTCACGATAGGCGGTGGAGGAAGTGGAAGTACAACACTTACTGTATCGGCTCATGCAAGCGGCGGTTATGTAAATGACAAGCAGTTGTCATGGGTTGGAGAAGAGGGACCGGAGGCAATCATACCTTTAGTTCCCGGCAGAAGAAACAGAGCGCTGGAACTGTACAAAGAGGTTGGGGACATTCTCGGAGTACAGGCAAATGCGAATGGTAACATCATCGGAGAGGCAGCACCTTTAGGTGGAGGAAGTGGAAGTACAACCATCGGAAGTACAGCAACAGAAATGTTTGCTTACAGCTCCATTTCGGACTTTTTATCTCTCAATGATAATTTGTTAGCCGAAGCGATTAGAAACGGAGCCACAGGCTATAACGGATTCACAGAGGGTACAGAAAGCGATTCAGATACCGCAGATGAACCTTTGAGCAGTTCGAGCACAGTGGAAACCGGAAAGACAAATATAAACCTTAATATCCAGATGTCACCGCAGTTCAATATTTCGGATTCAGGCACCGGAAAAATGGATGAGGCAAGCATCATGGCAATTATCCGAAAGAACATGAAGTCAATGGCTGATGAACTGGGAGGAGAAATTGCTGACAGACTGGAACAGGTATTTTCAAATATGCCGGTAGTGAAGGAGGGGTAGGCGATGGAAATAAAACTGTTTGAAGCGGCTGATAAAAAGAAGTCGTTTACGTTCTCTTCGTTGCCGGAGAAGATAAGCGGCAGTCTTGGGACGAAGTATCAGACCTATGATATTATCTCCCAGGGTGCCGTAAAGGTGCCAAAGGGAACAGAAGTGGCGGAAATCTCATGGGATGCCGTTTTCTTCGGACCGGACAGAAAGAATCTGGCGGTTGTGAAAGCGGAAAGTTACCAGAAACCCGATAAGTGCATTAAGCAGTTGAGGGAATGGCAGGAAAAGGGAACGGTGCTGAATCTGCTTGTAACAGAAACATGGATTAACATGGATGTTACGATTGATTCATTTACACCCGACCCTTTTGGTGCTTATGGAGATGTAAGCTATGGCATTAAATTTTCACAGGCAAAAGACCTGAAAATCTATACAACAAACGAATTGAAAATTGCCGCCTTTGTAAAAAAGACAGTTCCGAGAAATGATAACTCAAATAAAGGCTCTTCCTACACGATTGTCAGTGGCGATACGTTGTGGGGGATTGCTTCACGAAAACTTGGAAGTGGTACAAAGTGGACGAAGATTTACGATGCAAATGCTTCAACGATTGAGGCGGCAGCCAAGAAACATGGCAAAAGCAGTTCAGACCATGGTCATTGGATATGGCCGGGAACAACGCTGTCGATTCCGGCGGCATAGGAGGTGCGAAGATGATAGATTTATCAAAAATCGCATACCGACTTACCGTTATGGATAGTGGCGGAAAGCAGTATAACATAAAAGAATTTGTCACAGGTCTTGGCTGGGAAGAAAACAAAAATGAGATTTCTGTCCGAACTTCATTTACAGCAAAGAATGATAAGACATCTGCGGGGCGATTATCAGAGTTAATCAAACCCGGATGTCTTATTGGTATTTTTGCGAGTGATGGAGGAAAGCAGGACAGAGAAGTGGCAAGGGGAACGGTGCAGGAATGGAATCCGCAGGAGCAAAGCAGTTCCAATACCCTAAAATGCGTTGCATATGATTCTCTGTATGATTTGCAGAGGAGCCAGGACAACAAATTTTATTCCGCAGGAACCGGTACAAAATCCATTATGACCGGTGCATTTGACGAGTGGGGAATACCCACAAAAGGATATAGCGGACCGAATGTATCTCACGAAAAAATGAAATACAGCAGTTCGTATGTATCTGATATGTTGCTGGATGTTTTGGACGATGCCTACAAAAAGGGCGGAGGAAAATTCATCATCCGGGCGGCGGAGGGGTATGCAGATGTGGTGGAGCGTGGCACGAACACAGATGTTTATGTGTTCCGGGTGGATAACACAAAATCTATCAGCCAGTCAATAAGCACCGCAAGCCTTGTTACCAGGGTAAAGGTGCTGGGGCAGGCAGACGATGATGGTAATTCTCCGGTCGAGGCAACGGTAGATGGGCTTACAAAATACGGAATCCGTCAGAGAATCTACACCAGAGGAAAAGACGAAAGCCTGGATGAGGCAAAGACAGCCGCACAAAAAATCATCGATGAAGATGGTGTGATTGATGAAGAAATCACAGTGCAGGCTCCAGATGTGCCATTCATCCGAAAAGGCGATTTAGTTTACGTTATGATAGGTTCCGCACAGAATTATTATTACGTGGTTGGAATCCGGCACGATTGCGATAATTACAGCATGACAATGGACCTGGAACTTGCTAAGACCGAAACAGCAACACAGACAACAAAGAAAAAGGATTACAATGTCGGAGATATTGTAAATTTTAAGGGCGGTACGCATTATGTATCGTCCTATTCTGGTTCAAGAGGATATAGCGCAAGAGCCGGAAAAGCGAAAATAACAATCAAAAATGGTTCTGGAAAAACTCATCCCTGGCACTTGATACACACTGACAGTGGCAGCAATGTTTACGGATGGGTGGATGATGGAACTTTTGAATAATGGGAGGCGATAACGTGGAAAATTTCGATGCGAATGCCGGTACAAATAAGCTGGCAAATGTTTTAAGTGACAGGATGCGAAGAGAAAATGATACATCGTTATGCCTGGACTTTGGAGAAATCCAGGGAAACGGCAGCCTCATCACAAATACTTTCCCAGTAGCAATTCCGAAAGGTCAATATTCGGTATGCAGACACGTAGGAGGATTATCTTTTACAACAAGCG